TATCGGCTCCAGCGAGCTTGGCACCTACTACCCAACCGAGGCCGACCGCATCCAGTACACGCAGGCTGGCGCCACCCGCGAAGCCAAGATCATCAATATCACCAGCTATCGCGGCGACAACCCCGTCATGCACGTCTTAATTGTGAGGCCGCAGTAATGGCCAAACGCGACATCAAATTTTTAGTCAACGACATAAAACAGGCGACGGTTCAGGCTGCCCAAGAAGCGGCTGTGGACATAATGAACTCACTAGCCGAGGCTGGTCCCGTCTGGACTGGACGATTTTCTTCCGCTTGGTACGCAGTACCTGAGGGAGGTTCTCCCGGTGGTGCACGAGCAGAGGGAAAGGTTTACAAATACGACCGTCGCAATGTTCCCGCCACCAGATTTAAGACTGGCACGCTGTATCGCATAGTCAACGGCATGGACTACGCAGCCCAAGCCCAAGACCTCGATCCTTTCGACCCCCGCAAAGAACTAACAACAGGCACCATCAGACCTGACAAACTACGACGAGGCCAGCGCCCTACAAACGGGTTACGCGGTGAGCTGCTGGATGGTGTAGACAGCAATCGCGCAACCGCTCCTCTGGATTGGTACATGACCTACATAAACGGTGGGGCACTTAACAGAGACCTAGGCAGAGGAGCAAAACGGGGCTTTGGCACCTTCAAACCTAGAGGTTTCGGCTGATGAACTACCAAGCAATTCGCGCCGCCGTCGAAAATCCTCTTTTGTCTGCTTTTAGCGGGCTAAGTCCCGCTGTTCCGGTCTATTTCGACAACATCACAGCCGCCCCGCCTAACACAACGACTGAGTACGTCCGCGTCAATGTTACTTTCGGCATTACCAACGAGCCCACGCTTACTAGCAGCGTCGATAACGCTCGTGGTGCGATTGTTATCCGCATTTTTACAGAAAAAGGACGCGGCCCTGCCCGTAACCAAACCCTGCTGACCACCGCCGTCAACGTGCTGGAAACACTCAACGACACAGCAAAGACCACTAGCGGCGTGTTCTTCCGCGTTGGCGAAATCAACGGCCCGACATTCTCTTCGACTGAAGCTGCACCGCACTTTGTCGGGCGTATTGATACTTCCTACGTGGCAACTGTGTTGTCGTAGGTAGTGTTTAGTAACAGGCGCTAACCTGTATTAAGCCGGGCAGTGCCCGCCCACAACGTCATCTTCGGTAAGCCAATGGCCACCACCGTACTGTCCGGCACGTCCGGCGCCCTTTACTACAAACCCGCTGGAACCACCGGTACGTTCGGTGAGTCCAATGTCAGCGTTGCGAACGACGAAATCACCGTCGCTCCTTACCTGAACTTCAAGATCGGTGACCCCGTCCAGTTCAGCGTCGTCAACAGCCAAACCGGTGGCTCCGGCACCGGCACCCTGCCCGCAGGCATCAGCACTGGCACCACCTACTACGTCATTGCTTACGCAGCGGCAACTGGTGTGATGCAGGTGTCCGCCACTCTCGGCGGTTCCACCATCACCATCACCGACGACGGCACCGCAGCTGCTCCCAACGAGTTCCAAGTTGCCTACGCCTCCTTCGCCGTTGTCGGCCAAGTCCGCGACTGGAGCTTCGAGATCAGCCGCGCTGAAATCGACGTGACCACCATCGGTCAAACCCCCGGCCAGTACGTGCCTTTCCGCAGCTACATCTCCGGCTTTGGCGATGGCACCGGCACCGCAACGGTCTACATGACCAACGAGGACGCCGCCCTCTCCAACCGGATGATCGAAGACGTGCTCCAGCGTCAGCAGACCGGCGCCGCCTTCAAGCTCTACACCGACCAAGTGTTCAGCGGTGGTACCTTGAGCGAAAGCCTGAGCCGCTCGATCGAGTTCGATGCAGTGCTGACTTCTGCCAGCCTGAACATCAACCCCGACGACGCCCAGTCCGTTACTGTCAACTTCCGTCCTTCCGGCACCCCGACCTTCGACTTCAGCACTTCCGCCTAAGATCTAGTTTGGGAACGGAGCCCCGGCCTAACCGCCGGGGTTTTTTATTGCTTCTAGTCCGCTACAGTAGAGCAAACCACACATGGTTATGCCTGTTCCAGTCCGCGCCATTGACCGCCTCAAGAAAGCGGCCAACTTGGAGCCCATCAAGAAAACTGTTGAGCTGTCTGATGGCAGCACGTTTGACATGTGGGTCAGCCCACTAACTGCCGCCGAGCGTGAACGCGCCCAAAAGCAGGCCAAGTCTGACGACGCCAACGCCTTCGCCCTACAGCTGTTGATCACCAAAGCCCTCGACGAAAACGGCAACAAATTGTTTGCCGCCGGCGAGATTGACGTGTTGAAAAACGAAGTCAAGGACAAGGATCTCCAGTCTTTGATGCTTGCAGTCCTTACCGACGACGCCGAACCGATCGACCCAAAAGCCTGAGCGCGGAACTCCGCAAGGACAACTGGCTCATGCTCCAATTTGGCGTCGCCAAGGAGCTGGGCCTAACTCTCGGCGAAGTACGCAACCGCATGACAGCCGAAGAGCTAATCGGCTGGAGCGCCTACTTCCAGATCCTGAACGAGGACCAGGAAAAGGCGATGGAAAAAGCCAAACGCCGCCGCTAACCCCGGTGGCTTTTTAATGCGTAGACTGGTTTTACGCTAGGAAATCGGTCGGTGGCTGACTACAACGCCAATATCAAGGTAAACGCCGACACTCGTCAAGCAGAGTCTCAGCTCAAAAAACTTCAGTCGTCACTGGACAAACTTAGTAATTTTTCATCAAAAATAAATCTTCAAAACGCCCAACGTGAATTTAATAAATTAGGCACAACGCTCAGAGGTATTGGAGAGCGGGGTGCGCTAGGCGCTATAACCTTAGGCGCGGGTAAAGCCACAACCGCGATTGGGGCGCTGGGTGCGAAGTTTGGAATAGTTGGGGCTGCTGCAGCCTCTGCAGGTACAGCAATAAACAGCGCTCTTGGCGGTGTCCCGAGCATCGTTACGGATATTCTTTCTCAAGTTGGGAACATACCAAACGCATTTGGTCTTGCGGCAGTAGCTGCAATGGCCTTTGCCCCGCAAATACTAAAAGCCTCTGCAACAACGGTAGGTCTTGGAGCAGCTATTGATAAAGCTATAGGTAAAGAAACAACAGAAAAATTTGCAAACGTTATTGGAAACGTTGGTTTACTGAATACAGAATTAAAAGTTGTAAAATCTTCATTTGAAGATTTAGTATCCGGTAGCACTCTAAATCAGTTAAATGCTCAGTTACGCGACGCAGTTAAGCAATCTGGAGCTTACCATTCTTCAACAGCTGATGCTGTAACTGCCGCACAGCAGCTTGTCACTACATTAAAAGCTCAGGCAGCCGAGCAGCGAGCAATCAATGATTTAGTACGTAAAGCAAAAGGAATAACTCAAACTGAGTTACAGGAATCAAAGGCTATACAGGCGTTAAAAACAAAACGAAAAGCACAGGAATACCTGACTGAAGAGACAAATAAATACAACGCGGAAATTGATGAGTACAACAGGTTAGCGCGAGAAGCTGCAATAGTTACTAAGCAGTGGGAACAAAACTTAAAAGCCGTAAACACTGCTGCCAAAGCGGGTGTACTGGGTAGTTCCAGTCAAATACGCACTCGTCTACAGGAGATGCGCGAAAATCGCCGTTCAGCAGATATTGCGCGTGAACGGTCCGCTGCACTATTAGGTGTTTCGGGCGCAATGCAGGGCCCTGGAGCGCTAGGGGATGTAGCTAGGGCAGAAGCGAACAGAGTTGCTTTACGCAAGCAAGCAGTAGAGCTAATTGAGCAAGAACGACAAAAAGCCCGTCAAAATCTCCAGTTAATGACTAACTGGACGACTGTTTTACGTGAAGGAGTAGTAATTAAAAAAGATTTAGCACGACTAACAGCGAAAGAGCTTCAGGACCGAAAGGACGCTTTTACTGTCGCTAACAGAGAGCTGGACTTCGAGCTACGCCTAGAACGTGTACAGAGAAGACGTGCACGAATAAACGCCACTAGACAAAACAGGCAGACTCCTGAACAGCAGATTGGTGGCTTACTTAAAGGGCGTGTAAATTCCGCAGCCATTGGTGGCGCGTTCCCGTTGTTATTTGGCCAAAGCGGCCTTGCTGCCGCAGGTGGTGCGATTGGCGGTTTACTCGGCGGAACAGGCGGGGGCTTCGCTGGTTCGTTGGTTGGCACGCTTATCGGCGACATAATCAATACCCGCCAGCAGATTGAAGAGCTCGGCAAGGAGATGGGTCTTGGCGCAGAGGGTGCCAAGTTGCTCGGGGAAGCTTTCCGTCAGGCTGGAGCGGATGCAGATAAGTTTCAAGCATCAGTACAAAACATTCGTGGTGTTGGGTTTGCCAGCGAAGATGAACTAAACGTTATACGGCTTGCGTCAAAACTTACAGAAGACTACGGGGGCAAGGTAGACAAAGTATCTCAGGCTTACGCAAATATCGCTACTAGCGGTAAAGCTGGGTTGTCTGATGTGTTTAAGTTCACAGCTCAAGGCATCCCTGTTCTTAAGCAACTTGAGAAGAATCTCGGACTTAATCGCAGTCAGCTCCTCAAGTTTATTAAGGACGGGAAGCTAACAGCTCAGCAGCTTTCTAATGCGCTTGTTCAAATTGCTAACAAGAGCCGCGAAGAAGCTGCAAAAACATACACCCCTTGGGATAAAGCGTGGAAGGACATCGGCGCTACGACCAGTCGAGTACTGAAATTTATTAAGACTCTACTTAAGCCTCTTGTTGATAATGTAGCGCGTGTCGCAACGCGAATTGCTGAAATTTTTGCCGAGCTGTATAAGTATTTAGTCGATGGAGCGATCAAGGCTGCTCAGGGCATTGCTAACGCTCTTGCAGGGATAGCAGACGGCTTTACTTCCATCCTTAGGGACGCCGCCAATAATTCCCTTAGTAAGATAGTTCTAGGAGAGGGAGCAGCGGAAGGTTTCCTCGGAGATGCAAAACGCGCTACAGCGCTTGCTGAGAAGTTACGCAAAAGCGCAGATGACCTTCAAACAGCTCTAGAGCCTGCTGCTCCTCCAGAAATCGGCGGTATTGATCTTCCTGGACTGCAGGACACAGAGAAGACAGGCGGCAAAGGTAGAGGTAAGGAACGCAAATCACGCATACCTGCTCTGCAGGAAGAACTCCGTCTAGCTCAACAACTTGCTGGCATCAACGATAAAATCCGCGCCGCAGAGTTTGACCAAGACCAAGCACTTCAAATTCGGCTTAAAGGTGAGGCGGACGTTCTCAAGCTTGCGTCTGATATTTCAATGGTCAGGCTCAGCGACGCTCCAGTTGCTGAAAAACTTGTTGAGATTGCCAAGCTCGAAATAGCTATTCGTGAGCGTCAAAAAGATACCACGCTGGAGTTAGCCACACTGGAACGTGACCGTTTGCGTAGTTTTCAAAATACTATCGAAGGACTAGAACTTGAACTGGCATCGTCTCAAGCATTAACCCGAGAGGAGCTTAATCGGCTTGAAATTGAAAAGAAGCGTTTGGCCCTTCGTGATAACAAAGACCTCACCCCGGAACAAAAAGACGCCATTATTTCACTAGAGGAAAAACTACAAAAACAACGTGCCCCACTACAGAGTTTTATCACCGACGCCGAAAGGCAATTAAAAGACTTAGAGCAGATCGCCGTAAGCGTTTCCCTAGGCATTGGCACTGCCATTGCCGACTCAATGAGTCAAGGAATTGTTGGTCTGATTGAGGGCACCAAAGACGCCCAGCAGGTATTCGCCGACTTCCTTAAGAGCGTCGGTGACATTCTTATTCAAGAAGGCACCCGCATGATTGCGATGTATATCGCCATCGGCATCGCCAAGGCTTTTGCGGGTCTTAGCGGGGGAGGTAAACAAGACGCCCCAGACATTAAAGGGTTTAGTGCTTACAGCATCAGCGATCAGCCTCTAACCCTTAACGACTTTCCTAAATATGCCGAAGGTGGCTTCGTCACCGGCCCTACCCGCGCTGTTGTCGGCGAAGGCGGCGAGTCGGAGTACATCATTCCGGCCAGCAAGATGCGCGGCGCCATGAGTCGCTATGCAGCTGGCGCCCGTGGTTCCGGTGTTATCCCGCAAAATGGCGACAGCATGGCAGCCGGTGGCGGCGGTGGGCAAACCTTCACACTGGAAACCGTGGTCATTAACAACGTCGAATATGCCACCGTCGATCAGGTCCGGGCGATGGGACAACAGGCTGCATCCCAAGGCGCCCAAGGCGGTTTCACCAAATCCATGCGTACGCTGCAAAATTCCCGTAGCCAACGCTCCAAACTCGGACTAGGACGATGACCGTAGTAGCCCTTACCAATTTCATCGAGATCAGCACGCCCACGGGCACAGTGCAGCATCGTTTTCAAAACAGCAAACCAGGCCAATCCATTAGTTATCGCGGATTCAACTACCCATATTTAAGTTTTATCTATCAAGGTGCCGCCAAAAACCGTACAGGTGACAACTTGGAATCACAACTTGTACTATCCGCCAACCCGATAAGCATGGGTTATGCCGTGCAAGCAGTGCAAAACAATTACCAAGTGCGCGTTGATAGCTGCTCGATGAATCCAACAGATTTCAGTGTCGGCAGAACTCTTACAACTGAATTTTGGCTCGCAGCCAGCATGGCCTACGACCCGGAAACTGTCGAAGTCTTGCTAAGTAGCGGCATCGACGCCGTTGGTGCCAACGCTCCAATCCGCGTACTAACCACTGCACTGGTTGGAGCATTACCAACTACTGCCGCGATTCAAAATCGGTGATCGCCCCGCACAAGCTGATCGGGATGCAATACAGATTGGGTTCCAGCCCCGATCAACACGGCACCGCCGATTGCTTGAGCCTGGTGTCTGCTGTGGTTCGTTACTACGGTTTCACTGCCCCTCAACCACAGCGCAGTTGGTATCGCCGCTTGCGTCAAGGCGACTACAGTATTTTTGAGGAAGAACTGAACCGCTGGGGAACTGTTGTCGAGCAGCCTAGAATCGGTGCAGTTGGTCTCTGTCAAGCGGAGCACGGCGGCTATGGCTTGGGAGCTTGGTACGAGGAAGGATGGCTGAGTTTCGTGCAGTCGGAGGTGGCATGGTCCCCCATCGGCAACCTAGTGGTCGTCGGCTGTTATTACCCGCTGAAGCAGAACTGTGCAATGCAATCGGTTTAAGCGAAGACGAATACTGGTATTTTGTAGAACTAACGCAGGCATATAACGGCAAACGAGCAAAAGAGTATGAGCTGATTCCTGATGCACAAAATAATGCACTAGCGGTTTCGATTATCAGCCTTGTCATTGGCCTAGCGTCTACAGCGGCAAGCTTCCTTCTCGCGCCAAAACCACGCGCACCACAAGCAGCGGCGCAACAGCGCACAGCCGCGCCAAGTCTTCGCACTAGCGATCAATCTGGATCACGTCGATTCGCACCACAGAGTAGTTTTGACTCTGTTCAAGAGTTGGCAACTCTAGGTCAAATCGTCCCGCTTATTTTTACTCGCAAGGGTGTTCGCGTTTCAGCGCAATTACTCTGGTCTCAGATGTTAAGTCTGGGCACAAAGCAGCAGCTAAGAGCCATCATGATGTTTGGTTCTGCCATCGAACAACGCCCTGACTTTGCTGGCTTTGCCATTGGGGACACCCTATTAGAAAACTACACCAGTGCAAAACTGGCTCTTTATTTCAGACCAAGCGGCGGAAGACTTTTAGAAACTGCCGATCGCTACCCGCAGGGCACGATGGAAACCCTGCCTTATACAGACGCCTTCAGTATTTTCTCGGATCGCGTTGGGAGCTATCAGCCATTTTTCTCTGGCGTTCGTACACCTTCCACTCAAACGCAATTTGGCGCTTACAGCCCAATGCCTAACGGCAATGCTCTGAAGGTCAACTACGAGCTGGTGCTGAATCTTGCTGATGCCGACTCACAAGTTAAGGCTGACGCAATCGTTAAGCGCGAAAAGATTGCAACCTACTTCGCGTCCCGCGCAGGTATTACATCGCTTGACAGCACTGGTGCTACCTATCGCATTGAAGCAGGCGAAGAAAACTCTGAAGACTTCCCCCCTTGGGGCACAGGGGACATCAACTCATTCACAGAATCCATTCGCACCAACGCTGATCAAGCCTGTTCTGTTGGCGACCTGTATTTAGTAGGCGAGAGGTTTGGCGTCGGCAAGTCTTTAAGTCCAAACGAGCCCTGGAGCGTATCAAGCGCAAAGGAGTTTCGCCTCCAGTGGTCAAATGAATCTCCTTATCTCGCAGCAGAGGCGCGTAGCCCCGCCGATAGAATCCTCCCGTATGAGAATCTAATTATTCAACGCGCTGCAGTGGCAGCGGTGACCAACAACCGCGCTTGCGACGCAACAGAAATAGGCATCAAATCAACGGTCTGGAAGCAAGTCTCCGGTTTCCCCAATGTCAATTCACAACCGTCTAATGCAGTTCTTCAGGAATATGAACAGCGAAACGGCAGCATTGGACTTGGGTCGCTCAGCAAATATCTAAAACGACTAAGTTTCTTCCGTATTTTTGCACGTCCGTTAGGTAGTAACGCTGCGTGGACTGACCTCAACAATGGCACGCTTTACTGCGTAAAAGGTCAAGCACCGCAATCGCAGTACAACTACATCCGCTTCGCTCATGCACGCGGACAATATGAGTTCAAGTTTATTCCTGTTCCAGGCAACATTGCCTACAGAAACCTCAGCAACCAAGACGTTTATCTACTCAAACCTGGATCGCAGCACGCATTTTCTTCTAACGGCTACTATGTAGTGTTCAGCGGGGAACGTTACCGCTTAAGCCCAAGTGCTCAAAGTAACAGGGAGTGGATTCTCGGAAAACCACCCGCAGACTCTATTGGGAGCGTAGTAAACGTTAGTTCAACGCAAAAAGGAACGATACCCGTCACCTTGAATTGGGTTCTTGTAGACACCAGGAATTCCGACGGCAACAAAGTTGAGAGCGGATGGCTGGCATCTGCAACCGCGAACCAACAACTCGTATCTTTCAAGTGGGATAGTGAAATTGTTGGATCACAGCCTTACAACAATGGTGATTTAAGCGCATTAACGTTAGGAGATGCTCAGTACCGTGCTGGCAGCGACGGCTCCGTAAGAACTCTTATTGCAGGTAGACAAACCTACATAGAATACACAGCTTCTATTCTCCGCTATGAGTTGCGGAATATAGAGACTCCTACAAGCGAGCAAGTGGTTACCGCCACTGGCGGCTCTGGTAGCGGATTAAAATTTAACGTTAAAACGTATTCCAATGGCGCCGCTTCTTGGTACATTACCGCAGGCGGCACAGGGTATAACAATGCCGAACAAGTGTTTGTGCCTGTAGCCAACATTAACGTCAGGGTCGTTACTGATACCGAGCAAATTTTTGCAAACAACCTACATCCTTACGACGCAGTTGCTGACTTCCCTCTGTATGAAGCGGAGCGCACCAGTCACATGGATGGCCCGGAACACGAAATCGTGTATGTTTCCGAGCAACTGGAGCAAGTGCCGCCCCAATACGACAGTTTGGCACTCACAGGGATTCGCATCAACAGCGCTGAAGAGTGGACAAGTTTTAGTTCTTTGTCCGCATTCATCAAAAAAGGCACTGTCGTCGAGCGCCTGACAACAAGCGGTTCTAGCGCAACCAACTTGGTCCCAGAAATCGCTTACGCACTGCTCACTGACACCAGCATTGGCGCTGGCATTTCTATTGGAACTGGACAAGTTGATCGTGACCGCATGGTTATCGCAGCACGTTTTTGTGAGGCAAACGGGTTCACTTGGGACGGAACTATTAGCGAGCGCGTCAACCTTCGGGAATGGATTTTTGAACAAGCTGGCTACTGCATGTTGGATTTTACGATCCTTGGCGGGCGCTTCAGCTTGGTGCCTTCAGTCCCATACAACAACAATTTCACAATCAATTACGCAGGTCGCCCAGAGATCAAAGCGTTATTCACTGATGGCAACATCCGAAACATGAAAGTTTCATGGCTTAGCCCTGAAGAGCGCCGCCTATTTAAGGCAACTTGCTTGTGGCGACAAGACAAAGACAACGGCTTCCCAGAAACGAAGGTGCTAAGCGTTCGCCTAGCTGATTCTGAAGGGGGCAAGGAAGGCGACCCAGAAGAAACTTTTGACATGAGCGGCTGGTGCACTACGCAGCAACACGCTTACACTTTTGCGCGGTATGCGCTGAAGCTGCGGCAACTTATAGACCACAGCGTCTCTTTTGAAACCACTCCGCAGGCGGCGATGAATCTTGCGCCGGGTGAGTATTTCCGCTTGGTGTCGGAAGTAACGCACACCAGTCGATTTAACAATGGCAGTGTTGGATCTGACGGTGCCATCCAAAGCACCGATGTATTAAGCGGCTCGTATCCAATCCTGTATTGGCAACCTGGAACAGTTGGTGTTCAGAGCACGACTCTGCAGGCTACAAATGGACGCACAGCACAAACGTCATTGTTTAACACGGTATTTGCCATCAACAACTCAACCACCGTTAACCGCGTGTACAAGGTTGAAACACTTAGCTATGGCGAAGATGGGTTAGTTGAAGTTGCCGCCAGTTATGTACCGCTTACCAGTGCAGGA